GTATTGATCTCTCTAGTAAGACGTGCAATGCCTAACCTCATCGCTTATGATATCGCTGGCGTTCAGCCAATGACTGGACCTACTGGTCTTATCTTTGCAATGAAGTCTAAGTACACCACACAGGGCGGAACAGAAGCACTTCATAACGAAGCTGTTACTGGATTCTCTGGTACTGGTGCTCAAGAAGTTGGACCTTCTGGTCTAGAAGCTTCTACTGATGCTGATTCTGATGGATCTATCGTTGATACTGCAGTTGCAGATATTACTTCAACTTACGGTGTCGGTCTTTCTACTGCAGCTGCTGAAGCACTTGGCGACGGTGGTGGTACTAACTTCGGTGAAATGGCATTCTCAATTGACAAAGCTACTGTTACTGCTAAGTCAAGAGCCCTTAAAGCTGAATACACTATGGAACTTGCTCAAGATCTTAAAGCAGTCCACGGTCTAGATGCTGAAGCTGAACTTGCTAACATCCTTTCTTCTGAAATCCTTGCGGAAATCAACAGAGAGATCGTTCGTACAGTAAACTCTTCTGCTATTCTAGGTGCTAGACAAGCTAACGTAGCTATCAAAGGTATCTTCAATGTAGATTCCGATTCAGATGGTCGTTGGTTGGCAGAGAAGGCTAAAGGTCTTATCATGCAAATCGAAAGAGAAGCTAACCAAATTGCTAAAGAAACTAGACGTGGAAAAGGTAACTATGTTATCTGTTCTTCAGACGTTGCTTCAGTACTTGCTGCTTCTGGCATGTTGGATTATAGTCCTGCGCTTTCAACTTCTTTGAATGTTGATGATACTGGTAATACTTTTGCTGGTGTTCTTAACGGTAAGTTCAAGGTATATGTTGATCCATACGCAGCTGGCGCTAATGCTGACTATGTAACTGTTGGTTATAAGGGTACTAACCCATATGACGCTGGTGTATTCTATTGCCCATACGTTCCTTTAACTATGGTTAAAGCAATTGGTGAGCAAGACTTCCAGCCTAAGATTGGTTTCAAGACTCGTTACGGTATGGTTGCAAATCCATTCGTAGCTACTGACGGAACTGTTGGTACAGCTAGAACTAACCCATACTTTAGAATCTTTAGAGTTGACGGTATCATGGTCTCAGCTTAATCTTAAGCTAAGCAACATGTTTAAAAGGGTCCTTCGGGGCCCTTTTTTTATGCCTATAAATAAGTACAAGGAAGATGTTCTGTGTATTAAGTGGTACACACCGCAGTGGTGGAAAGGGAACCACAATCGGAAATACTGAAAATGAGGGAGTTACTATGCACAAGTTATTTGCATTAATGACCGTCGTTTTATTAGCTGGTTGTAATACTGTAGATTCTGTTATTGATGGAACTAAAAGTATTGTCGGGGGAGTTGCTTCAGATGTTGTTGGAGTTACTGCAGGTACTTTGGATGTTGTATCTGGTACAATCAAAAGTGTTGCTGATAAGACTGGTGTTGAAACCGAAAAAGAATAGATTTAAAGGAGTTAGCTGGCCATGGATGGCATTTTTATAATTCATACATTTAAGGCGTATAAATAGATATATGACTACTTCAAATAAAAACTTTTTAAGCCCTACAGGGTTTCAATTCAAAATTGATTCAACACAATATTCTAATGTTGAATACTTTTGTACCTCAGCCACTCTGCCAGATTTAACTCTATCTGAAGCTGCCGTTCCATATAAAGGTTCTAACCTTGCTATGACTGGTGACAGAATTGCGTTTGGAGATTTAGCTATTAGATTTAACATTACAGAAGATATGGAAAACTATATCGAAATGTTTAATTGGATGCATAATATAATCAATAAGGGAGAAAAGTTTAAATCAGACGCTACCTTAGCAATTTTGAGTAGCCATAATAATGTTACAAAAGAAATTACATTTAAAGATTGCTTCCCAACATCATTATCTGCAGTTGAATTCTCAACGCAACAAACTGATATTGAGTACTTGCAAGCTGACGTAACTTTACATTATTCTTATTATGAAATAAAGTAGGTATTTTTATACCTTATAAATAATTCTATACTATGGAGATATAATGAATAACCTTGAAACAATACTTGAAATGTGGAAGAAAGATTCCATCATTGATGAATTACAATTAGACCAATCTGCTAGAGATTCTGCTAAACTTCATTCAAAATACCTAGAACTATATTCTATTAATAGACTAAGATTTAAGAAATTAGATCTTCAGTTTAAGGTATTGCTACGTGATAAATTTATGCACTACAATGGTAAATTAAGTAAAGTAGAAATTGATGCTAAAGGATGGGAATACGATCCTTTGAATGGTTTAACAGTACTTAAAGGAGATATGGATAAGTGGTATGATGCAGATCCATTAATCCAAGAGCATCAAGCCAAAATGCATTACACGCAAGAGCTCGTCGATACGTTAAAAGAAATACTTGAAAACGTAAAGTGGAGACATCAAAATATTAAAAATATTATTGAGTGGAATAAATTCACTAGCGGGATGTAATCAATGATTAGCTATAGCACAAATTGGATGGGCCCTGTTTCTACTCGTTGGTACGAAGAACGAGACATACCGTTTGTATTGAAGAAAACATCAGGGAAGATATTACCAGTAGTAGAGTATAAAGACTTTTTAGAAAACTATTCTTGTGGTCGTATCGACATCTATGGACTAGATGATGATACATACTGGTGCGGCAAATCAGAATATGGTGTTGCTCCTATGCGTACAGAAGACTGGAATGCCTTTGGTGATTGGTTGGACAATATAAAAGATGAAAGTCTGATTACATATGAAGAACTGATACGTCAATTCGAAGAACGCCAGGGCAAACCTATAAGATGGTTGGAGTCGAAATGAGTGATTATACGCCAGACAACTGGGTAGTGTTAAAAATTAAAGAAGGTAAGGGTACGTTCCCTATCTACAAAGTTCTAGCAGGATGGAGTGGTGGTTACTTAAATGGTGACAGTTGGCGAATGAACAGTGGTATTACTCTTGTGTTTGATCGTGAAGATGAAATTCATTTTCATGGTGAAAGCGGATCACTCTACAGATGCCACAAAGAAGGTTATGGTTTGCGTATGAATAACGCAGGTATTTATAATCGGTTAATAGAAGCACAACATTTCAAAGGGCAAGTACAGATGATGGATGAAGATACTGATTGGAGTAAATTAGTTAATGCCGACATATAACTACGTATGTAAGAAATGCGATCACGCATTCGAGAAAATGCAAAGAATTGTAGATGATCCACTATCAACTTGCCCTGAATGTAAAGAAGAAGAGTTGAAAAAAGTTATAGTTGCTAGTGGTGGTTTTCAATTAAAAGGTAAAGGATGGTTTAAGAGTGGTGGATACTAAATGACCCTTATAGATAAAATAGAAAAGAAGAATGGTAAATGGCATTCTTTGTCTCAGCTGAGAGATTTTATCTCAGAAAACTCTAAAGAAAAAATTGTAGACTTTAAAGGTTATGAATTAAAGACTAATAAGTTTACATATGCATTATACGACGGAATTGTGACTTGGAAAAAATAATAGTTAAAAAGAAGAATGAAGTCTTTCTCCAGTTAGTGACTGAACCGGGGATAGAGATGGAAATCTCAGAGCACTTTTGCTTCTTCGTTGAAGGGTATAAATTCATGCCAGCATACAAAAATCGTATGTGGGACGGCAAAATACGCCTATATGATGTACGAAAAAAGGTAATATACGGCGGTTTACTTAAGTATTTGAAGGAATTTGCCGATGTTAGGGACTATGAACTCATCATAGAGGACAATTCGGTGTATGGTAGGCCTAATGCAACCGAACTGCCTGACATAGATACCTTCCTTAAGGGTCTGTCACTCTCTGCTAACGGAGAAAGGATAACACCAAGGGACTACCAACTTGATGCACTCTCGTGCACCTTATCAGATAGAAAGGCATTACTATTAAGCCCGACAGCCTCTGGTAAGAGTTTAATCATATATCTAGCAATTCGGTACTTTTTAGAATACCATGATCAAAGCATATTATTGATTGTACCTACAACATCTTTGGTTGAGCAAATGTATTCGGATTTTGCAGATTATAGTACTACTGATGATTGGTCTGTAGAAGAAAACTGCCATAAGATCTATGGCGGTAAAGAAAAGTACAACATTAAACAAAGAGTTATTATTAGTACTTGGCAATCGATATATAAGATGCAGTCACCATGGTTCCAAGATTTCGGTATGGTTATTGGCGATGAGGCTCATAACTTTAAAGCTAAATCATTGACGTCTATATTGGAAAAATGCGTAGAGGCTGGTTATAGAGTTGGTACTACAGGAACTTTAGATGGATCACAAACTCATCAGTTGGTTTTAGAAGGTTTGTTTGGTCCAGTGTTTAAGGTTACTACAACGGCTAAATTGATCGAACAAAAATCATTAGCCAGTTTAGATATCTTTGTATTACTATTAAAGTATAGCGATGAGTATTGTAAGTTAGTCTCTAAAATGAAATACCAAGATGAGATTGATTTTATTGTAAAGTACGAACCAAGAAATAACTTCATAGCTAATTTGGCTATGGATCTAGAAGGTAATACATTAATACTGTTTCAATTTGTAGAAAAACATGGTAAGCCATTACATACAATGCTTCAGGAAAAGTTTGATGAATTGCCAAGAAATGATAGGAGGTTGTTCTATGTCTCAGGTGAAACCGATGTGGATACGAGAGAACAAATCAGGGAGCTTACTGAGAAACAAGATGACGCAATTATTGTTGCTTCCATGGGTACTTTTAGTACTGGTATTAATATTAAGCGTCTACATAACATCATCTTTGCTTCTCCGTCTAAGTCACAGATTCGGGTTTTGCAATCGATAGGTCGTGGGTTACGTAAGTCTGGAGACGGTATAGATACTAAGGTATACGATATTGCGGATGATCTACATTGGAAATCTAAAAAGAATTATACACTTGAACACGCTGCTGAAAGAATTCGAATTTACAGTCGTGAAAAATTTGATTATAAACTACACAATATTGAGATATAATGAGTATAGAAAACCTAGACATTAGACATTTCAAACTAACCAATGGTGAAGAAATCATCGGTCTAGTTAACAATGCTACCGAGAATGCATTCATCATTGAACGACCTGCGGTCGTGCATGTATCCAATCTAGGGGTATATATGTTTTCATCTTGGTTCCCATTCTCTGAACAGAATCTATTTAAAATACTTAAGAGTTCTATCGTTATGCAAAGTGGTATCATTGAGGAGTCGAAACATTCGTACATTCGATTCTGTACTAGAGAAGATGAAGCTGGTCCTGATAACATTGAAGATGATTATCTTGATGATACCAATGAAGAAGAATGGTATGCATCCGGTACGGATCATGTAGGTAAAGAAACGGTTCATTAATTATAGTATACCCCTAACCTCCCCGGTAACATCTATATTATATCACACTTTTAAGCATTTGTACATCCTTTTATTCAAAATA